ATTATAGATTTTCTCACAGGCTTATTTAAGATGTTTAATCTTACTGCTTATGTAGATGGAGCAGGAACAATCGTTGTTAGGACTTTAGATAGCTATTATGCAGATAGAGTAAACAATTCTAGTGGAGGTAATTTTGACATTAACAAATACCTAGACATAACCAAAAGCACAGTAGATGTTGCCCTACCATTTAGGCAAGTAAACTTTAAGTACAAAAGCACAAAGACTTTTCTAGCTAATCAATACACAGAATCAAATGGCATAGGTTGGGGTGAGTTGAGATATACACAAGATGGTCAAGACTTTGATGCACCAAATACTGAATACAACCTAGAAGCTCCATTTGAACATATGATGTTTGAAAGGTTATCAGACCAAAATCCATCTTTAGCTCCAGCTACATTTGGCTCTACTACTATTCAATATGGCTTTTTTGTAGACAGTAATCAGCAACCTTATTTTGGTGAGCCTTTAATTTTCTATGCAGTTAACGCATCAGCAACACCTCCAAATCTTGTTACTCCTATATATTTAAAATCAGCTTCAAATGCAGGAGCTTCAGAAAGTGCATATATTATTCCATCTAATTCATTAGCTATTGAATCAAGCACAAGTACAAAGAATTTAAACTATTCTTTAGAGATTAATGAATACACAGGAGATTCTACATTTACAGGCACTCTATTTGAGGAAGAATATAAAACGTATATAAGCGATGTATTTAGTACAAGAAGGAGAATTACTAATGTGTCTGCTTTTATGCCCTTAAAAGTCCTCTATGACCTTCAGATGAATGATTTTATGACCATAGGACAACAATCATACAAGATAAATAGCATCACAACAGATTTAACAAATGGGAAAAGCTCTCTTGAACTTCTAAACAATGTGCAATGATTAAGGATATAATGAACTTGCTAAAAATAGCCAAAGGCGAAACTGAGAATATCAGAATTGCACAAGGAAAATACAACCTCCCCAAAACAATAAAATCAACATACCAAAAGATTAAAAACGAATCCAAATGGCAACAGTAAGAGAATTTGAATTAGACGTAAATACTGGCGATGCAGAAAAGAATGTCGATGACTTAGCAAAAAGTATTGACAAGTTAGCTGAATCTATTTCTGAAAGTAATAAAGAAACCGCAGAAGGATTAAAAGATGTAGAGAAAGCATCTAAGGAAACTGCTGGTGGTGTCAGAAAAATAGGAGGTGCATTAAAAGCTGCTGGTATCGGTTTAGCTATTGCTGCTTTTGCACAACTTAAAGAGGTCTTTGAACAGAATCAAAAAGTAGCTGATGCTTTTAGTACAGTATTTGAATTTTTAAGTATAGCATTTAATGACTTCTTCAAGTTTATTGAGAGTAATATTAGTGTATTGAATAGCTTTTTTAAATCAGCCTTTGATGACCCTAAGCAATTAGTAATAGATTTTGGTGTTGCTATTAAAGATAACCTTATTGAAAGATTTAATTCGTTACTTGACACATTAGGATTTTTAGGTAGTGCATTAGTCAAAGTATTTAGTGGAGATTTTAAAGGAGCTTTAGAAGATGTTAATTCTGCATCTGCTGAATTGTTTGATGTTGTTACTGGTGTAGATGATAGTTTTAATAAAGTAATTGAAACGACTAAGGATGTTGTGTCAGGAGTTGTTGAATACACAAAGGCAACAGTAGATTCTGCTGCTGAGAATGTACAATTAGCAAGAACTGCTGAGTTGGCTGCGGTGGCTAATCAAGGACTTATAGAAAAATATGACTTACAAGCTGAAACACTAAGACAAGTAAGAGACGAAGAAAGAAATACTATTGAAGATAGAAAGAAAGCCAATGATGAGTTAAGTGCAGTTTTAGATGAGCAAGAAAAGGCGATGATGGCAAACGCTAATGCTATACTTGCAGCAGCACAAGCTCAGTTTGATAAAAATGGAAATGATGAAAATGCTATTGCATTACAAGAAGCTAAAAATGAATTGGCAGGAGTAGAAGCTCAGATAGCTGGATTTAGGTCAGAACAAAAAGCCAATGACTTAGCGTTAGACAGAGAACAATTAGAATTGAACGAAGCTCTTAGTGCTGGAGTAGCTGAAAGAAGCAAAGCTGAAAATGACTTTACTGCAGAGCAGATAGATAATGATGTGTTAAGATTACAAACACAACTAGAAAATGCTCAAAAAGAAAAAGAAATAGAAACAAAAAGATTAGAGACAAAAAGAGATTTATACAAAGAAGGAACACAGGCTTATGTCGATGCAAATAATGAACTGTTAGCTTTCCAACAAGAGAATGGTAATGCTCAACTACAAATAGAAAAAGAGTTAAATGTCGCAAAAGCAGAAGTTATATCATCTGCTCTTTCAGGAATTGCAGACCTTGTTGGCAAGGACTCAAAATATGGTAAGGCTATAGCTATTGTACAGGCGATTAGAGACACCTTTGCAGGAGCAACTAAGGCATTAGCTCAAGGAGGTATATTTGGAGCAATAGGAGCAGCAGGAATAGTTGCATCAGGTATTGCCAACGTCAGAAGCATAACCGCTACACCTGACCCTGAACCTCCTGCTGGACTCGGTGGTGGAGGAGGCGGTAGTGCTAGTGTTCCTATCCCAGCAGTTCCAGCACCTCCATCTTTTAACATTGTAGGTCAGACAGGAACAAATCAGTTGGCTGATGCAATCGCAGGACAAGCACAAAGTCCTGTAAAAGCCTTTGTAGTATCTAGTGATGTAACTACTGCACAAAGCCTAGATAGAAATATTATAAAAGGTGCAAGTTTATAAATGCAAAATAGTAATTTAAAATCGTTATATAGTTATGAGAATAGTTGAACTAATATTAGATGAAGCTCAAGAGATGATGGGCATAGATGCAATCTCTATTGTAGAAAGTCCAGCAATACAAGAAGATTTTGTTGCTTTAAATTCAGACGAAATTAAACTGGCTGAAGTATCTAAGGAAAAGAAAATACTAATGGGTGCTTTGCTTGTACCAAACAAACCCATATACCGAAAGAACGGAGATGATGAGTATTATATATATTTCTCAAAGGACACAATAGCAAAGGCTTCTCAGTTATATCTAAAGAATGGCTATCAAGGTAATTCTACTTTAGAACACGCAAACGCTTTACAAGGTCTGACGTTAGTTGAAAGTTGGTTAGTAGAAGATGAGGTCAATGACAAGTCAAGAAAGTATGGAATGAACGTGCCTGTAGGTACTTGGATGGGTGCAGTAAAAGTAGACAACGATGAAGTATGGAACGAATATGTTAAGACAAATAAAGTTAGGGGTTTTTCTATTGAGGGTTATTTTGCAGACAAGATGGAACAATCTAATAAAAAAGATGAAAATTTTTCGGAAATAGAAGCTACTGAATTATTATCTAAAATTAGAGAAATAATTAGTGGCAATGAATAAAAATTCAAACTACATACCAAGTCGTTCATCACCTAGAGGTGCATCAAGAGGATGTCTATGTAGAGACAAAAACATCTACTCAAGAAAGTGCTGCAATGGAGATATAATCGCACAAGGCATAGGCAACATTACAAGAACAACCTGAAAATGCAAAATTTAATTTAAACATCGTTATATAATTATGAAATCAAGTGAAATGATAAATAATATCAAAACGCTTCTTAACATCGAGGTCAAACTTGAGGAAATGAAGCTCGAAAATGGCACAGTTGTAGAAGCTGAATCATTTGAGAAAGGAAAGGAAGTTTTCATCAAAACAGATGATGAAAAAGTCGCAATGCCTGTTGGTGAGTATCTTCTTGAAGATGGTCGATTGGTAGTTGTTGAAGAAGAAGGAATTATCGGTGATGTCCGAGAGGTATCTGATGAAGTTCCTGCAAAGGAAAATGAAGAAGGTGAAGAAATCACTTCTGACTTAGCTGAAGAAAAAGAGGAAATGGCTTATGCAACTAAAGAGGAATTATCTTCTGCGGTTGAAGAAATGAAATCCATGATTGAAGAAATCAAAGCTATGGTATCTCCTAAAGAAGAAATGTCAGACGATGACGAAGAACTTTCTGCAAACATTAAGGAAGAATTATCTGCACCAGCTGCTGAGCCAATTAAGCACAGTCCTGAAGCAGAATCTGCGCAAGTAGAACAAAAAGTTTTTGCTCAAAGTAAAGTAAGAACGACCCTCGATAGAGTAATTAGTAAATTAAATAAATAAAAAATGAGTTTAGAAAAAGTAAATCTCGCAACAACCACAAACATCACGACTACTTATGCAGGTCAGTTTGCTGGTGAATACATTGCTGCCGCTTTGCTTTCAGCATCGACTATCGATGATGGGGGTCTTACAATAAAGGGCAATATTGCATACAAAGAAGTAATCAAGAAGTTAGCTACTACTGAATTAGTATCTGCTGCATCTTGTGACTTTACACCAACCTCTACTATCACATTGACAGAAAGAGTATTGCAACCTACAGAGCTACAAGTTAACTTACAACTTTGTAAGAAAGACTTCATTAGCGATTGGGAAGCTCAATCAATGGGTTTTGGAATGTCACAAACATTGCCCCCTAAGTTTTCTGACTTTATGTTAGCTCACGTAGCTGCTGAAGTTGCTCAATCAAATGAGTTGAATCTTTGGAAAGGTGATACTGCTGCCGCTTCAAATAACGCTTATGATGGATTTGAGAAGTTGTTAGCTGCTGATGCTGGAGTTGTAGACGTTGCTGCGGTTGCAGGAGGTCTTGATGCTGCAAACATCATCGCTGAATTAGGAAAAGTTGTTGATGCAATTCCTTCTGCCTTATATGGTAAGGAAGATTTGTTTATCTACATCGGTTCGGCTGCTGCTAAGTTCTATGTTCAAGCATTAGGAGGATTTGTTGCTAATGGTCTTGGAGCTAATGGTGTGAACAATATGGGAACACAATGGTGGAACAACGGAAGTTTGACTGTTAATGGAGTTAAAATCTTTGTTTGTCCAGGTATGTCTGCTAACAAGATGGTAGCTGCACAGAGAAGTAATTTGTACTTCGGTACTGGACTTCTTAACGACACTCAAGAAGTAAGAGTTCTTGATATGCAAGATTTGGATGGTTCGCAGAATGTTCGTATGGTAATGCGATATACTGCTGGTGTTCAGTTCGGAGTTGCTGAAGATGTAGTTCTTTACGCTTAATTAGAAACATTAACATAAAAGAGGGTAGGTGGATTTTACTACCTACCCTTTTTTTTTAAAAAAATAAATAACTATGGCTTGTGCAATAACATCAGGAAGAAAAGTACCTTGCAAATCAGCATTTGGAGGCATTAAAAGAGTTTACTTCTGTAACTACGGAGATGCTACTATTACGTTGGATGCAACTACTGACGAAGTTGAGACTATCACTATGGATGGTTCTACAACATTTTTTCAATATGATGTAAAAGGAAATTCTAGTCTTACAACTACAATAACTAGTTCAAGAGACAACGGAACGACTTTTTACACTCAGACTCTCGCATTGACTCTACCTTACCTAGACAACCTAACTAAGAACGAAGTTCAGTTGTTAGCTGCTGGTAGACCTCAAATGATTGTAGAGGATTATTACGGAAACAGATTCTTCTGTGGATATGAGAATGGTATGGACTTGACTGGTGGTACTATCGTAACTGGTGCTGCTGCTGGAGACCTATCAGGATTTACATTGACAATGGAAGGAATGGAAGAATTTGCTCCATATTTTATAGAGAGTGCAGTTACTATTAGTGTTGGTTCGCAAATTGACCCAACATCTGCCGCAGTACCTCAACCTTAATATTTAATCATATTAAAATCAAGACCCTACTTCGGTAGGGTTTTTTTTGTTTTAGACTTTTACAAATTCAGACAATTCTGTCGTTATATAAGTATGATTGTATTAAAAACATCAGCAACTGCTCAAACACTTAAAGTAATACCTAGACAATATGATAGTGTATTCAAGATGTCAGTTCGTGATGATTCTACAAATGTTACTGTAGAATACGATGTGAATAGTGCTACAATATCAGGAAACTATTATACGTTTGATAATGTATTTTCTCCTGCTTTAGTCGAGGGACATTTTTATGATTTAGAGTTATATGCTGCCTACGACTTTTGGAATTTAAACTACTCTTTATGGCAGAATTATGATGTCTTATGGCAAGATGATGCAGGATTTAAAGGGATAATATACAAAGACAGAATATTTTGTACTGACCAAGATATCGAGCAATTTGAAAATGATTACTATCAACTTAATGAAGGTCAATATACACCTAGCACATCAGGAAATAATGACTACATTGTAATGTTATGAAGAATAAAAGAACAAGAAATAAATTAGGACAATTCACAACAGAATCAAAAGTTTCTGAATATGGATTTGTAAACCTAAGCACTTACACCAGTCCTGAGATTAAGGAAGTTAAAAACAAGGGATGGGTAGAATACGGAGCAGACAATGACTATTTTCAGTTTCTTATAGACAGATACAATGGTAGTCCAACTAATAACGCTGCAATCAACGGAATCAGTCAAGCTATATATGGTAAAGGTCTAAACGCTACAGACTCAAACAGAAAACCAAACGAATATGCTCAGATGATTTCTTTGTTTCACAAGGATTGTGTCAGAAAGCTATGTTA